GCGGCAGGAGTAGCACCACCAATAACAGTACCGTCAATAGTACCACCATCAATGTCAGGCGTATTAACGTCAGGAGATGTAAGAGTTTTATTAGTAAGAGTCTGTGATCCAGTAAGCGTTGTTACAGTGCTATCAATAGCAAAAGTTACTTCGTTACCTGCACCAGAGGTATCAATACCTGTACCGCCGGTAAGCGTCAGCGCCTCAGAATCTAAATCAATGCTTAATGCACCACCTGAGTCAGCTTGGAAGTCTAGGTCTTGAGCAGTGACTTGTGAGTCAACGTAAGCCTTTACGGACTGCTGAGTTACGAGTGCTGTAGCACTATCTGAAGACATATCATCTTCATCAAGAATAGCTGTAACAGTTGAGCCAGAAGTTAGTGTAAGGCTATCAACGTTAGCAGTCCCATCAATATAAAGGTCTTTAAACTGGAGTGAGGCAGTACCCAGATCAATATCATTAGTAGTAACAGGAACAACAGAGCCATCTTGAATGCGAATCTGCTCGACTGCTGCACTAGAAACCTCTACATAAAAACCCCAACGATTGTTGGTGCTGTCCACTTCAATCTTGTTAAGAAAATCTAGGTCGCCAATTTTAAAGATGTTACCACCTTGACCAGAAGAGCCGTCGTGACGGTGACCAGTAGAAGATGCTGAAGTGCTTGAATACGTAAAGGCATTGACTAACTGGTTATACTCATCATTAAACAATGAGGCCGTAATAGTATCGCCATCACTTAACGTACTTTGTCGAGTGTAATTCTGGGCCATGTTTATCTCCTACCTGATGGCATATAATCTATGTAAAGGCCATTGACTGCATATGGCGCTTTAGTATCTGTACTTGTAATTCTAAAACTTACTGTGTTTCCACTGCCTTCTACGGGCTGTCGAACCATCGGGTCGTTACTAGCGCCAAAGGTTGCTGTACCAAAAACAGCACTACCAAAGATTGCAGGAAGTGGCACAGAGTCCAGAACATAATCTGGAGGCTGTGGAATATCTGTGTCTTCGTAATCAAATCGCATACGAAGCGTTGGCTGAATTTCACCCTCTGGGCTAAGAGACAACCGTGTGTACTTAATTGTTTTACGTGTACCAATATCACCAAAGTCAAAGTTTGGTGTTTGATAAATAGCTTCTATGTTTGAAGAAACGCCAGCGGGATTAAAAGCATTACCTGCATCATGATTATAAATATATCCATCTTTATCACCATGAAAAGCTTTTTCAACTCCGTTGTTATCGAATCCTGTTGTAAGTCCCATAGCTTGAATGCCAAGCGTTTCAGACCATTCAAATCCATTAGCAGTAAACGTACCAATGATGCCTTTAGAAACTGTTGAGCCTAGTGTTGCATCTGTGTAAAATAAACGATACTGAGACTTAGAGCGAAGTACACAGCTATCAATAGTAAACGTGTTGATTGAGTCTGCAATATCTCCAATAATACTATGTATCTGTCGAGATACTGATCCTAACTCTGTATCACCAATACGTGCTGTACCCGCAACAGTACGAATACCGTCAGGACTTAAAAAAACTAGATCACCTCCAATTTCTTGAATACTATAACCTGATAAGCATCCTACGTTTTCTGTAATAGGGTCAATGCGTATGCTTGCAGTATCATTAATATTAATTAATTTATGTATTGTATTTTTACCAAACACAATCAAATCAGTACGAAATCCACGAATACCTTGAATCTGATCTGATATGACTACTGAGCCTGCAGAAGCACTTGAAAAGTTATGTGGCGTATTATACCCGCTGTAATATACTGTACTAAGATTATCTTCAACGCCTGCTGCAATAAGGTGATGGTCGTGTACTGTGATATATTTAACTGCTTTTGTTCCGTCTACAGTGATTTCATCTGCAAAAAATGTACGAGTCGTTAGTGCGCCAGTACCTTCCACGCGAAAACGAAAGAGCTTGTTTGCTCCGTCTGCTATAATTACTTCGCCATAATCATGCGTTCCGCCCTCAAAAAAAGCAAACGAGCATTGGCCTTGGCCTGTGCGTGTTAAGGTACTGCGGCCCGTAAAAGTAGTATAGTTATCACCACCACTAGCCACGCTATCTTTATTGATTTGTATCCATGTTGAGCCATCAAGACTAAAATGTATATCAGTGCCTGAGCAGACAACTATGCCATCGCCATATACAAAGATGCCCAACACGTCTTCATCACTATTGGGACGTGTGTCGCCATACTGTGTAAAGCCGCTAACTCGTCTATATCCTCCATCAGGATCTACCTCAAAGTTTCTAAGGCGTGTAGCAAGTCCGGGCTGTCGAAGCATTTCAAGCTGATTAAGGTTAGTGTTTAAACCCCCACGACAAGAAATGCCAAAAGGCTGAGACATTAGATAAACCTCACGCGATCTGTTTTCATGTAATCTGGAGTAGCACTCATAAGGTTTCCTTTCATAAGTTTTAATCCACGCTTATAATCTTCTAGCGCAAATGCTGCAGCTTGCGAGCTTTCTTTAAACTGATGAATATAGTATCTAGCTCGTGCAAGTAACACAGGCTTATAAATATTTGGGAATACAATCTCATCCCCGTGTGCGTCTAATTCTGTAGGAAGGTTATACGCAAAGAAATATACACGATAGACTTTATCTGGAATAGAGCTTAGGCCTAGTTTACGATTATCTGGACTTCTAATAACTCTTCGAGGCTCTCCATAGTTTTGTGTATCCGCATCATCTTGATTTTCTTCAGCACGTCTAAAATCTTTCCACTCTTCAGTAGTAGTATATTTTAAATTTTTACTAATATAGGGTGCTGATTCACCAGCCACACCAATTGTTGTAAGATAAAAATTATCCCAATCAACATATCCGTAATCTGTTGTTAAACTAGATGATGTAGGCTTTAACAAATACCAGCGTGTTCCTACAACAGTTTCAATATATGTATTACCATAAAACGGATCTGTTGATCCGCTTGTATCTGTAGCCAAGAAAGGCCATTGAGGTTCTTCGTTAACAATATCAAGATATGCCCTGTTGACACAATCTTTAATATGTTGCTGAACACCAATAGCTCCAGCAAACGTAGAAGATGTGAGGGCTACTTCATTCAGCTCTCGCAACAACTCATTTGTAATTTCAAGATAGGTAGCAGCCATTATTTCTTATGAACCTTTTGAATTTCAAAGTTTGCTTCTTTTGAAGCGCCTTTGTGGGGTTTATAGCCATCTTTAGGATCTTTCATTAACTTGTGCGTAGATCCTTTTTTCATCCAATGATAGCCTTCAGGAGCTTTAACTTTCATTCTTGCCGCATTGAAGCATTATGATCAGCCTTGACCATACAGGCTTTTTCCATGTCTCTAACACTGGTATATCCTGCTTTACCACCATGAGCCATTGGCTTGCGATACATTCCGCCGCCCATATAAGACTCTCGTGATGTACCACCCATTCCATATTTCATGCGCTTATCTTTTTTCATCATTTTTCTTTCTCCCAAAAATACGATCATAGTTGTCGTCATATTTTTTCTTATCTTCGTTTTTTAAGTACTGGCCTCTTAGTTTAACTTTTCCAGTACCCATTCGAATGGGGTTTTGTTCTGTTCCAATCTGTGGCATAATTAAACCTTAAAGAAAAGGGGGAGTATTTCATCCCCCATCTCATTTTAGTCGATACCGTAGAACGCAGAAACAAGTGCTTCTGGGCGCAGTACCTTAGCTCCATAAACGTGAAGACCACGTACAATATCACCAAAGCTTGCAGTATCACGAACTACTTCAGTATTGATAATAGTTTGTGCAGTACAAGTAGATGACATGTGACCAGCAATACACTTACCAGCAGCGTTAGAAGTAGCTGCAATGTTGTTGGTCTTATACATATCAAAGCCACGCAACTTACCAGAAGATACGAGACCGTTACGGATTGAACCTTGACCAGCGTTAAAATCAACGCTCATGAGCTTAGAGCTAGACTGTACAAGCTGCTCGTAGAACTCTGGGTTTGCAAGGAACCAACGACCTTCTTCAGGAACACTCTGCTCGTCAAGGAGACGTGCCATGTGTGAAAGAACATCAATTGGATCATGCTCGCCAGAAGCGTAGCCGATGTCAAGATTACCAGTACCGTCAAAGGTGCCAGCTGCAAGGTCTGTTGCGCTGTCTGAACCAAGGATATGGTTAGGCGACGAAGCAGATGTGCCTGCAAACAACTTAGCAATTACGCCCGTGTCAAATGCGTCACGGAGTGCGTAGGCTGCTGAAGATGAAGCAACTTCTTTAAAGTTAACGTGAGACATTGAAGTTTCGATGTCATCAACGATGAACTTAAATGCGTTCGCCGTATCAACAACCAAAGTTACTTCGTTGTCAGTCAGTGTTGTTGCTGTTACAGCACCACCACGCTCATACTGATCTACAGTGATTACTGGCTCTTTGATGATCTTAACTGAATCACCAAACGCAGAGATGTCACCAGCGTAGTCAGTGTTAGTGATTGCTTCTGCTACAGACGCTTTTCGGAAGAAGTTAAGTACCTTCTTGGAATAGAGTTCTGGCATGAAGTTGTTGCCGGAGAAGTTACTCCCCGAGGATTGTGCAAAATACTGATCGGATGTATTACTAGCCATTGTATTGACTCCTTAAAAAAAACAAAGTTATTTGATTACTCTGCCTTCTGAGGCGGCCTGATCTATTTCTTTTTCAAGTCGATCATAGTCGTCCATAGAGAGGGCAGCTATTTCCCGAGTTGTCCAGATCTTTGGCTGCTTAGTGTCTACGGTTGTAGTCTTTGTAGATACTAAACTTGCAGCGTCTTTTCTAGACATTTTTTGACTTGACTGAGTTTTAGGGCTATTTACAGCTACACCCATTTCCATCTTATAGATATCTATAGCACGACTAGCTAAACTAACATTGTCTGGGTTATTATAGATCCAACCTTGAATTTCTTGTGGCTGTTCTTTTGCCCAATCATGAAACCCTTCATCTCCACGGATATCTTCAAAATCAGGATGCCGGTCTCTCAACTTAGTTTCAGCTTCTCGACGAGAGATCATTGCTTCTCGCTCTTCGATGGCTTGCATTTTCTGTTGAAGGACTTGCACTTCATTCTGACTTTGTAGATGCGCTACAGATTCTACAGTTTCATACAAATCTGGATATTGAGTTCTAAACTGCTCCAACTCTTCAGCTGATTTTGGCGGCTGATAGGCTGGTTGAGAAGATTGCGCTTGTGCTAACAGTTCTTGCTCTTTTTGTTTAAACTCTGAAATCCTTTCATCATAATGGCGTTTAAGGTCGTCATACCTTTTCTTATAGTTGGTTCCTTTTTGTTTTTGAGGGGCCGAACCTTCTTCGGTTTGGGTAGCCTCATCAGAACCTTCTGATTCGAAAAATAAACTATCTGCTGATCCTTTAGATGCTTCTGGCTCCTCGTGCCAAGATTTAGTTGCATTGTAAGGATTTGCTTGTGGTTCTTGTGCTTCAGTCATGTCTTACTCCTTGTCGGGGCTTGTTTGTTTTCAAGGTGGCTAGAAAATCTAGGGTCTTGATTATACAAGGTGGCCTTAAGGTGATTATTGTGATAAGGGGCTAAAACTTCTAGGTAGCCTTACCGTCGCATTAAGCTAGGGATACGATTAGAATCAAGCATCTGCTCTTCAATCTGTTCATCTTCCATAGCTTGGTCTGGCAGATTAGCTTTCTCATCTTGTGTTGGATCGTTCATGAGTCCACCAATTGCCATATCTTTTCTAGACGCATCATACTCGGCTTCTGCGTCTTTCATCATTTCTTCAAGTGTTTCTACACCAAGCTGATCTACCGCTTTCTTCGTGAATACAAACTCTCCGTCAGAAAGTCGTGCAGGTATATCATCTGATGTGCCAGTGCCGGGTCCGTCTACTTCCCCTTCACCCGTGAATTCTGTTGATGCAAGCACTATCTTATCAAATAAAGTACTAAGTCTATCGTCAGATTCTAGTGCTTTGTTGATATACTCTATTTCATCGTCTGATAGTGTTTCGTCCATAACGTATGAAACATAGTCATCTTCCATTTCTGCATCAGGTTTCATTCCTTCGACAGGAACTAATAGTCCCATGACTCCACCCTCTGCTTTTACTTCTCTTGGACCTAATTCTTTAATAAAATCTTTAAATCCTGAAAACATTTCATAATCTTCTGGAGAAACATTAGAAATAAAATCACGAGTATCTTTAGGATTTAATCCTTGAGTATAGTTTTCAACTTCAGTTAAAGTATTAAATAGTTGAAGATTATCTGCAACATCACGAGGCTCCATGCCTCGAACAAGTTCAAGTGTATCTTCTTGAACATCTCCCATGTCTGGAGAAAGCTTGGCACGATATGCTGGAGGCAAATCAGCCATTAATGCTTCGAAATCATCCGGGTCCATACGATCTAAAAACTCAGGATCTTGCATTAAAGCATCTTCTAGCATTTCTGCTGCATTGTCTGCTTCGTTGTCTGCAAGAGAAGCTTTACGTGCGGCTGTAACTTTAGGTGCATCTCTAGATGCTTTTGCACCTGCAAAGCTTAAAAGTTTTTTACCTAATATACCGCCAACACCTTTTGCTTCTCGTTCTGGTGGTATCATTAAAGATTTGTCATACATTGTCATTGTTAAATTCCTTTGCGGCCTTTACTTGGGCTGGGAGTGTCAAAAGACTATCCAGAAAATTCACTCTCCCCTGCTTGCGGAATATTTCCTGTTCCAATGTTGCCACCACCATTCCCTGTAACTCCAAGGTCTTGCGGTGGTTCAGATACTCCTTCAGGGCTTCCCATAGTTCCGGGTTGCTCGTTAGTGGGGACAGCCTCGCTGCCATTTGCTTGTCCAACATTATTTTGCATTCCTATTATTTGTGCAGCAATTGCAGCTTCTTCTGGGTCATTAAGTATTTCATCAGGATCAAGATCTAACGAATAGGCTAATTCTGAAATTAACTTTGACATCTTAACGAATGGAGCGACTGCTGGGTTTTGGGCTGTCTGCAAGAACATGGTTAGTCGTTGACTTCGTACTTCTTTTTGCATTAAGCTATGGGTACAAATAGCTTAATGCAAAAAGAAG